ACAAAAACGAAATCGGGTGTCAGGTGTAAGAGAGAAACATTTCTTAAACGTAAGGATGTTCTATTGTTTCGCAAGTTGGCCAAACGATTTACCTTTACTGAGATGGTAGATTATTTCGTTGCTAACTTTGTCAATGGACATAATGGTTTATTTGATGCCGAAAGTGATAACGTATATCGGGACTGGAAGGCTAGAAAAGAGAAGTTGACATATCTGTTCACCCAAGATATTTCTACACTTATGTTAGAGGCTGAAAAAGCAAATGTTGATCCATTGATTAGTGATGGTCAACATCCCTTAGCATTAAAACTATACCTTGGTAAAAAAATTAGTCTTGAAACCCTAATTATTCTTGACAAATTGTTTAATTTCGTGTATAGTAATAATACTGTGTTAGCAAATGATTTTATATGGAAAGATGTATCTCGTTTGATAACAAAGTACCGCGTCTTTGTCAAGTTTGATAAAGACAAATTCTCTCAACTATGGATCAAGGAGAAAGGCCAAGTGGTCTGTTAAATGAGTCATTCTAAGCGTAGAGACTTCGATTACGAACCTCGTGTCAAAGAAGTTCGTAAAGGTGTGGACAAATCCAGTAAGCACCGCAAAAACCTGTATAAATACTCTGGTAGTCAAGAAGAAGATTTCGATGACTATGATGATTATGATACACAACGCAAATATTAACGCAATACAACGCAATATAACGCAAAGTAAGGAATACAAATATGTCTTTTAATTCTCTCTCGGAACTCCGTAAGAACCGTGGCAACTTCGACTCACTTATGAAAGAAGTCGAAAAGATTGCAAATCCCACAAACGAAAAGCGCGGCGATGATGATCGCCTCTGGAAGCCTTCGGTAGATAAGGCTGGCAATGGCCAGGCGGTTCTTCGTTTTCTTCCTGCTCCTCCAGGCGAAGAACTTCCCTGGGTTCGCGTGTATGACCACGGCTTTCAAGGTCCGACCGGAAAGTGGTACATCGAAAACTCGTTGACCACTATTAACAAGCCAGATCCTCTTGGCGAACTCAATTCAGAACTCTGGAATTCGGGTATCGAAGCCAATAAGGAAATCGCTCGTAAGCAGAAGCGCCGCTTGTCTTATATCTCTAACGTTCTTGTTGTTAAGGACCCATCGAACCCTGAGAACGAAGGTAAAGTCTTTCTCTATAAGTATGGTAAGAAGATTTTCGACAAGATTAAGGACGTAATGCAGCCTACCTTTGAAGATGAGAAGCCGGTTAATCCGTTTGATCTTTGGGAAGGTGCCAACTTCAAGCTCCGTATTCGTCAGGTAGAAGGCTATCGTAACTACGATAAGTCAGAATTTGATGGTAATACGCCACTTGATGAAAATGAGGATAAGCTAGAAGCAATCTGGAAGCAGACGCATTCACTTGCCGCTTTCCTTGATCCTTCAAACTTCAAGTCTTATGATGAACTCAAGATCAAGTTGAATACTGTTCTCGGCAGTGGTACTCGTGTGCCTACCGCAGAGAAAGTAAATCCGCTTGATGCAGAGGATGAACTCTTCGTTGAAACCAAGATGAAGACGGCTGCTAAGGCAACCGAAGAAACTCCACCTTGGAATGATGAAAAGAGTGATGATAATATGAGTTACTTCGCAAGTCTTGCGGACGACTAAAAGAGAAAGGGGCGCTCTAAGCGCCCCTTTTTTATGCCATTGCTCGTTTTAGAGCAAATCTCATCCAACTACTCTCATCATCTCTAACATAAGTTTTAGTATTTGGTACCGGAGAGCTTTGAGGTGCGCCTCCTCCGCCGCCACCTTGATTGATGATTGTTGGAGGCGGAACATTCACTTTCATCTGGTCTTTGGCTTGTTCGGACCCCTTTTCTAAGATGCCGCTATCAGGATTTTGGCCTGACTGAACTTTAGCTTCTTCTCCGCCGCCGCTCATATAATCATACGCGGTCTTTGCACCAACTGCCGCCAGTCCAAGTCCACCTGCTGCCATCATTAGAGGATTTCTTTTTACAAATCCGGCTGCTTTACTAAATATTCCACCACCCGGTTTGCCTTTAACTGCGGCCTGTTTTGGTTGTGCTGTTGCCGCCGGTGCTTGCCCACTTTGTGCGGCCTCTGCGGCACGTGTTTCTGGTGTACCACCCAAGGCGCCCATATCTCTAGCAGCCAGTGCAGCATCTAAGCCGACAGAAGCTGCTGTTCCAACACCAGGAATAGTTCCGGCTGCTCCAGATGCCAATTCTAATCCTGCACCGGCGAAGTCGCCTGACATAGCTCTTTGAGCAGCAAACACTCCACCGGCTATTAGACTAACTCCTGGGATTTTCTTCAATAGAGATTTGCCAACCGCCTTCGCTCCAACTTTAGCCATACCCTTAGAAGCAACTTTTTCGCCAGCTTTAACTGCACCCTTTTCGCCAGCTTTAACTGCACCCTTTTCGCCAGCTTTAACTGCACCCTTTTCGCCAGCTTTAGTGGCACCTTTTTGCGCTGCCTTTGTATCTCCTGGTGTAGGTGCAAGTTCGGCCGCGGTCATTGCGGTATTAGCAGCAAGATTCGTATTATCATTTCCGGCTAATAAGTTTTCGCTGCCATCATTATCGTTACCGGCAATCATCGAACCCATACCGATAGCACCAGCACCTAACGCCAATGCACCAAGTAATCCTCTGCCGCGACCGGGTGTTCTACCAGGAGAAACTGCGGGTGTTCTTCTGACAAATCTACCTTTGGCGTCTCTGGGTTGACTTCTGGCTCTTTCTGATCTAGACTTCTTATCTCCATCGGGCGCATTCGGAATATTTCCGCCGCGGTTTCTGCGACTAGGTAGATCAATGTCTATCCCACCTCCGCCTGGTCCATCTGAACCACCAGAACTCTCAAGCGATTGAGCAATCTTTTCTATCGTGTCTTTTATTGCAGAGAATAATTCATTTGCTTCTTTGAATGTGTCAGATATTTCATCTAGCTTTTTTGTATTTTCTTGAATAGCATCTACAACTGGACTCTCTGACATTCCAGATGCATCTTCTTGAAGTTCACTAGTTGGCTGTGATACATTAGATTCAATACCTGCTGCCACCGCTTCTGTGGTTGGCTTATCAGGTAAAATGACTGAAGCACTCTTTTTCTCATCATAATCTTTTTGAAGTTCTTGATTAATAGTATCTTTTGATACCGGTTTACCCTCTCTACGATATGATATATCTTTTTCAGAAGCAGGTGCTATTCCTCTATCGGCCAGTAGTTTCTTTTGTTCTGTAGTAAGATCAGTTAATTTTTCCGCTTCTTGGGCCAAGCCCATACTATCTCTAGCTTCGGCTCTTTTCTTTTTATCAGAAGTGAACAGGTCATATCTCATATCACCGGGCTTTCCGGTGAAGACCCTTTTTGCGCCTTCAAGCTGAGTTTTTACAAATCCTTTTGAAATTGCAGTACCCGTTGTTGTGTCTTTGCCACTAACGGCGCGCTTCAAGCGATTTTTAAATGTATCTTCTTTTCCTTTAAGACCCATATCATTCGCTTGAAAATATTGTTCTTTAGCTGCCTTTCCGGCATTCGCAAATCTAGTTGCGGCGTCTGTATTACCTGAAGCCTCTGCTACGCCTTGTCCTTTTTTAGCAAGCGCAAGTACCTCTTTGATACCTTTATTGAAACCTTCTAAGTTCTTCTCAGTTAACTTGCCAATTTCTTTGACAAGATCGGTCAGCATTTTACGTTCTTCGTCGCTATACTGTTCTAAGTCTTTGCTTATGTTTTCTGTGGCAGCCGATAAAATCTTAGCCGCTTTTTCGCCATCAACGGTTGTTACCGAAAGAGGATTTGTAGTTTCCTTAATCTTTTCTAATTGAGTTTCTTTTCCGACGCCTGAACCGGACGAACTTAATAGTTTTTTGATGTCTTTTGCTTGACCTATAACTTCATCCAGACGGTCGATAACAGGATCAGGCCCATTACCGGGGGTCTTCTGTAGTCTATCTGTTAGTCCTTGTAAATTACTGGCCATTGATTAAAAATCCTGTTGGTTCTTTTCTGCTTTTTTCTTCAAATGAGTCATCAACAATCCTATGTAAACTTCCCTTTCCCATGGCATCATATTTTCAAGTTCTGACAGACTATATTTGTGTTCTTGCATTAAAATAAAGTTTGTCTTATAATGATTCATCAAATTATCATGAGAAAGGGTTATTCGAAAAAATTTTCTACACCGTCTATTAATACCGTATTTTCTGTGTCACATTTCACGCAAGTATAATCAATTGTCTTTTCCAATCGAGGTGATGTCTGGAAAAACTCAACGATCTTCTCGAATTGTTGAGTAGAAAGACTATTAATAAACTTTTCGACTTCTTCTTTACCTTCTTCCGCCGCATCATAGATTTCGTCATTATCAAAAATCTTTTCTACACATGACATAACAAGATCGAATGCTGGGGTTTCATCATCCACCAAAATCTCTGCTTTTGGATACTTCATAAACACACCCACATTGTCTGAAAGCATTATCTTATTACTATGATTTTCAGGAAAATCTACAGTAAGAGAATTCAAATCTAATGTGGTTTCAGTCTTATGTCCGCATTCACCGCAAATCAAAACGAAATCTGTGATATTGCCAATAGACTGTGAACGCAATTGAATAAAAGCATATTGTAGATCGAAAAACGGCAACTCTCTACCGTTTACATTTCCACCAGAACAAGAGGTCACAATGTCTTGCATGGCCTTTATCATTTCCTTTGGATCATTTGATTCTTGAGCCAAAATAAGTATCTTTTCTTCTTTCACAAGAAAGGGACGAAACTCAATTTCATTTGGTAAAGAATGTAACTTTACTCTGAAAGTTGGAGTAGTCATAATCGGCAACGGCATAATTTAGTCCTTCATTAATTAAACTGGTATTACAAACCATCTTTTATATGTAAACGTCACTGGCAATCTAACGGGCTGTGTATTGCTGTTAGACATCTGAATGGGTGCAATCGATCTGGGAAACACATCTTCTAATTCCCATTTAGCAACAACTTCATCTTTATTATTCAATGCAGTTACTATCATGCCTCCATAATATTTGTTTGGAAAAGCAATTTCTCTGGTTCTTTTACTGATAATTCCACGCATCCAATCTCCGAAAAAGTCTTTTGCTGCCCATGTCGCATCAACTAAAAACGTAAAGGTGATTGAGTCTCCGCCAAAATCGATTGCGCTGGCCCGTTGTTCATTTAAATTGTTGATTCTAACTGGTCTTGTTCCAAGAAGTATTCCTGGAATCATAGCATCTTCGACAAAAAGAGACAGATGATTTGCAGAACGGCCTGCAGATGTTACGTGTGTAGCCATTCTTTGTCCACCGGGCACTCTTTTACCATCGTCGCCCATTAAATTTTGCGGAGGAATTATTTGTACCTCAAATCTATGCGAACGAGCAAAATCTCTTTTTCTCGTCTCCGCGCGGAAATTTGCCAAGCTATTATGTGCTTGTTGCATTAAATTTTGCTCCTAGTGTCTCTGAAAACTGATTCTTTAGTTGCACCAACAAACGCTTCAACTGGTAAGAATATCGCTGCTTTCCAATCAACAGGATTAATTTTCATGAATTGCGATCTCACATGTGTAGTCAAATAATGTTTGATGCAAGGTTTAATTTCGGCTGCTGTTTGTAGACTATTTAAAAGATTATATGACAAGCGCATTTTGCTGGTTGGTGTAAGCGTCTTGGAATCCGCAAAGTTCATTAATTCACCCAAAACTTTTGCTCTTAACAGGTAAGGCAAATAGTGAACGTTAATACCATAGAAACCTCCTTTAGCTGGGCCGAACGGCAATACTAAAGGAAAAGTGTCGTAGAAGGGAAGTTCGTTTTTAAACTTCGGGTCATAGAAATACATATACATCGCACCAATCTCTACCTTACTGGTAAGACTGCCGATATCAGATTGCATCACTGTGTTTCCAGAAACTCTTGCGCCAACTAAGCCCCTGACATTGCGCATATACCAGTCAATGGACTTCTGTCCATCTCCTACTTGCGCACGAAGTTTCTGAAAGGCGTTATTTGATGGCATTAACGACCCTGACCTCTATACTTCTTATAGTTGCGGCGCTTATGCTTATTCATGGTACTCAATTTAACACCCTTGCGGCGAGGTGCAAATACTGCCTTTAAATTTCCTGCTGCTTTAGCCATTGTATATTCTCCTTAGTCTATATTTATGCTTTAATTCCAAGTTCTTTCTCAGTTAATATCATAAATTCCCAACCATTATCTTCGCAAAATTCGGTTGCATACTTCCACTTGGCTTGATTTACACCCCAAGTCATAACTTCATTTAGAAATTGTTTGGTCTTTCTCGCGGGAATTTTCGGCTGCTGAACAAATTTAGCAGGCTTTATTTCAATTAAGTATTTTTTTACTTTACCGCTACTCTCTTGGACTTTCATATAAAAATCTACAAAGTATCGATGGACTCTATTATCTTTGGGTGAAATATAAGGAATAGCCAGTTCTTCTGAACCCCATTCTAATACACTTGGATTACTATCGCACCATTTCATAAACTTTAGCTCCCAGCTAGAACGATATATAATTCTACCAGGATCACCAATATACTTCTTAGGATTTTGTATTTTGTAGAGACCTTTCATAGTCTCCTTTGTGTATGTCATATAAATAGTCCAAACCAAGCTCAATAGGATATTTATTAGAAATGGCAGAACAAACAAGAG